CTAAATGAATGCGTACTTAGTCAGGTCTGCCGTCATCCACTTTTCTAAAGCGGCCTCTGCAGCAAGTTTCCTCTCATCATACAGGGTCGGCGTGTCGGAATTTCCCGCCAGTAATTGTAGGACGCGCTGTGCTTGTTTCTCCATTTCCGCCTCAAAGTCCTCGTCTGAAAAAATGAGACTTGAATAGACGAACGCACGCTGCGCCATCTGAAGCCGTTGCAGGACCTCTGCCGAATCGGTCGCTGTTTGGAGATCGCGACGAGCAAGCATTATCGAATTGCCCGCAGCAACTCCAAGAACGCTTGCCTCGATCGATATGAGGCTGTTTCGAATCCCACTCGTCTCCACAAATTTCCTTAAATCGGGCGTGGCGTCGATCTCTGCGAGCGCCTTGCTGCACACCACATCAGAGCCGCCCGCACTTCGAATATCGCTTAAGAGTGCGGCAATCTCTCGCGTCGCCATTCTTGTCGCAATCACCGACACGATCTTGTCGAGCAACCATTTCATATATTCACTTCCCCCATTTCCGGATTTCTTAAAGCCGTTCTCAAAGAGCGTTTGAAGGGGCTTCGAAGCTACATTCCTTCCGGCAGCTGGAATACAAACCAACGCATGCATATTCGCTGCGTTCTTGCCAACGCGCCTGGGGCTATCGCTGTGCCGCCGGTAGCGATAGCGCCCTTGCCCTTTTCAACTTTAAACTCCGGCGGATTGACGTTGAGGGCGGCAACAGGTTCGCCGGCCGTATCGAGTAGCAAAAAGTCCGCAGCAAAATAGAGGTCGGTCGACACCTGGCTCTGAATTGCGAGGCTGATAGAGACGCCTGCGACCTGATCATTCCAAGCAGCGACCTTCTCGCTGATCGTGAAATTGGCAAGTCGCACTTCCTTCACTGCCGACGAGGTTTCTTCGAAATCGGATTTTGCGACACACTGGAATGCAGCATCATTGCCGGGCTTCTCATCGGCTTTCGCGACGCCAGAAGACGCCGCCAAGATGATACCAAAAACTAATCCCCGGCCGATCACGCTACTCTCCCCTCAATTATTAACTCTCTCGCATTGGTACCAACTCCATTGGAGATGGAATAGGTCAATTCGACAGGCTGAATTTGGCACCCGCTGAATAGCTCTCGGATTTCTCGTCGCCGCCGATGTCGTTGATGACTTCCATCTTCGGTGCCAGATCGCGGCGGAGGAAAACCCCTCCCATGCCTACAAACGGCTCTGCGTACACCTGGTGAGGCGTGGAGTTGATGCGCTGAATGACCTTCTTGGATAGAATACGCTTGCCGCCGATATACGGGGCGGCAGGATTGGCTGGCTCGATCGGCCGTAGATTCACCATTTCAAATATCTCTCGACTCAGTCACTGGAGTCCCGCCCTGCGGGGTACGAGTGTGACGGTTATCGATAGGTGCTGTCGGACGGGTCTGGTCGCCAAACTAAGGCCCGTCGCTTGGGGGCTTTTGCGAGCCCTCAGCCACCCGATGTTTTTGAGCAGCTTCTTCTTAGTTCGGATGGAACGTCGGCTTCTCCGCCGACAGATGCGGGACCAATTTTGGTCTTTTGCTGCAACCAACGTCGCGCCCAATTTACGAGCATTTCACAGCCTGCTATTCGGCGCTCCTGGGTTGCGAAATGCGGGGGCGCAAGGTGCCATATACACAGGAAATCGATAAGCTTTTGACGACTATTGCGGCAGCAGGAGGCCACGTCACTGGCCTCGGTCTGGCTGACGAAGACGTCGTCAAAGCGGCTGCAGTTCTCGGCTTGATCGAGGTGACCACCGGCAATGGGTGGACCCTTGTTGATACTGTGTCTCTTGCTCCTCAACAGCGCTTGCAAATGGGCCTGCCTCCTGTCGTTCGAAAGCCTTCCGCTATCGCATTGGCGATGCATGCCGTTGCGGCGAAAGTAGGCAAGATCTTCGGAAACCAATCTCCGACTTAGGCCGCAAATATCCCGCTGTCTCTCACGTACTTGTAACCTGCCTGCAGCGGATGCAAACCGCCGCTGTTCGTCATGGGCGTGTAACCGGCAGGGCACTTCCAAATTCCGGAATTCCGTGCCGTGCTGACGACATCCGAAACATCATAGTAGCCATCAAGATTGGCTATTCCGCCGGCCCGCACCGCGTCGTTGATCTCCGTAATTTTCGGGGTAATCGTTGCGTTGGGGGTTTGGTTTCCCGTGGTCGCAAAAGCGTCCGTCGAGGTGGCGAGAGGCGTCGTTGTCGTCTGGTAGATCTTGATGCCCGGTGCCACAGACTTCAGGTAGGCGTAGAGCGTGGCCCTATCTGCCAGGCACTGCGCTGCTGTTCGGGCTTCTACGGTTCCGATATCATTCGGGCCGTATTCGATGATCGCCTTCGTGGCGTACTGAGCGAGAGCTGCTCGCTTTGCGAAATTCCCCGTGCCGAGGACGTTTACAGCCCGATAGGCGCTGTCGCCACGTACCCCGCAATTGATGTAACCGAAATTAACACCGGCTCCGCGGGCGATGATGCCTAGATCGAGTGTTGAATCCAGGGTGTCGTTCTCGCCATGGGTGATCGAAGTACCGAAGGCAATGATGCTCTCTCTTGCGCTGACGGAAAGCACGGCGATGGGACCATAGTACGCGCCAGGTCCGTTGTTGGTGTAGGCATCTGCCGCATTCTGGGTGTTATCGGCCAGAGAATTGACGGTCGCCGCACTATCGAAGGCATCCCCGAATGCTGAGCTTGTTACCGCAGGTGACGTCGCGCTCACATAGACGAGGCCGCCAGTGCCATTGATGCGCCAGCGGATGGCATACTGCGCATCCTCGGGTATCGAGAGGGCGGTATCGTCGCTGACAAGATTGGCGCCAGCCGGAATGGTCCCTGTAGTAGACCCACTGAACAATATGGGCGTGAAGACGCCGGCCGGGTATTCGACGGCGGCTTGTATAGACAGTGCCGAAGGCCCGTTTTGCTCGATGTAGGGGCTTGTTGCTCCAAACTGCGCTGCGAACCAATTTGGGAAAACAAATTTAGCTGAGGTGATCGCATCACGAGCAATCATCTGCGATCGGCCTCTGGCCGACTTGATTGCCGTGGAGCTGACACTCGGCAGAAGATTACGTGTGGAAACGTTTCGGAGCGAGCCGCCCTCGACGATGGTGACGGTGATGCCCAGGGTGCGGCCGGTCGAGGTGGTAACGGTCGCGTTGATCGTGCCGGCAGTTGAGGCAGATAGTCCCTTGACCACCTGGTTGCCGCTGGCGATAGCGAGGCGACCATCGTTCGGCGTGATGCCTACTATGGTCTCGTTCGCACCGGCATCCAGGCCGGTCACGGTCGCGATCACAGTGCCAGCCGCGTTGGTGGTCTGGAAGTTCGCCGTCGTCGGGCCAAGCGTTCCCTCGATCACGTTCGCAACCGCGATCGAGAAGGTGCGAGAGATCGGCGCATCGACGCCATTGTTTGCCTGCACAGTGACGCTGTGCGAGGTCTTTGTTTCATAGTCGACCGCCACGGCGAGATTGAGATTTGCGCCCGAGATGGCGAACTTGCCATCGGGATCGGCGGTCTTGGTAAAGATATAAGAACCAGACCCAAAGAGGACCGACAGTGCGCCAATAGTTGTTCCAACAGTCGTGCCTTCGGAGACGACGGCACCCGCTAGCTCCAACGAAGGTTCTTTTGGCCCAAAAGCACTGGTAGGCGTGACGATACCCCGCGAAATCGGGCGGTCGGAATAGCTGACCAGCGGCGGCCGGCGGATAGCGGATGCAGCCATGATTATTCAGCCTCCCAGACGATCGCCGCGACGGCCTCGGCCGAGGCGGCCGTCATCACCTGTGCACTCAGTTGGCCGAGCTTGGTCTGGCACTCCAGGACGTGCGCCTTGCCAACGACGCCGGCGGCCTGAATCTCGGTTGCTGTGTGAAGACGGAAGGCCCAGACGCCGCTTTCATCGGCACACCAGAATGGCGTCGTCCAGTCGGGCGACTGTCCAGGCAACAGAGAGTCGGTGACCGATCCCATCATGTTGATCTGGTCGGTGACCTTCGAAGGATATCGGTGCTCGCTTCCGAGCGCCGAGGAGGAATAACCGCCGATGATCGCCTCCGCGCAGGCGGTCGTCAGAACCGCGATCCGCGACGCCTTCAACTCCGCGAGCTGGTCGGCGGCATTGACCAGGCGCCAGCCATCCGCGTCCTTCACCAGCTCGGCGTCGAAGCTGCATTCCACTTCCTGGCGGCCGGCGCCGGCGACGGCATACTTGCGGCCATCCTCGCCGACGAAAAAGGCGTCCAGAGTAGCGAGGTCGACGATCGCCTCACCATCCCAGCCGAGCCGGTCGGCCGGCAGGACAGAAAGGGCGCCATCAAAGGCAATCGCGGTTTCAGGGGCGACCAGGTCTCCCGACAGAATGCGCGTGACCAGGTCATTTTCAACGATAGCGTAACTCATGCGGAAATCCCAATCAGATAGGGGCAAGTGATGTAGCCGGAGGGTGACGTGGCGGTGATGAGAAAGTTGAAGCCGTAGCGCGTCCGGGTGTTGGCGATGAACCCTTGAAGACTGTCGTCATTGCTAGTGACGTTCGCATTCGTGGTGTCGAGGTTGATCGTCGGCTGCCGTGCCCAATCCAGGGTGATCGCGTCATAGACCCAGCCAATGGAGGCGTTCGCGTTGATAACGTAGGTTGTTCGCTGGGCGCTCGCCGTCAGGCGGGAGGCATTCTTGAGCGGCTTGACGGTTGGCACGTTGCCGGCGCTCGTGGTCACCAGCGCTATAATCATGTCGTCATAGCCGGTATCGAAGGCCACGTTGCCTTCAGCCAAGGCGGAAGGATTGTAGCCGGCCGAGGACAGATCCTTCAGGCTCAAGGTCTGCACACCGGTATTGACGTCGTAGGCCAGCCGAAGATGGTAGGTTTTGCTGGCAGCCGTCGCGAAGGTGCGGGCGGCGAGATTGAGCGCCGCCAAATCAAGTGTCTTGAACTGGCGCCAGACCCACTGGAAAGGCGTGACGACTACCTGGCCGGCGGATGGGGTAACGGTCGCCTTGTTGTTCGCCGCGAGAATGGTCGGATAAACGTTCAGATACGTGACAACAGCAGGGTCCAACGGCCCGGCGGCGAGCTTGACCGCGAGAACATCGGCCAGCGTCTTCGGATTGATGATCTTGTTGAGAAGAGCGCCGGCGATGGCCTCGGCCGTGGTCGCATATGGAAATGCAGCCTCGACGTCAGCGAAGAGCGCATCCATCATGATGCCGATCGCCTGATAAAGCTGCGTCCAGTCGGCTTCGCTTGGCGACAATCCGGCCATGGCGCAAACCTTCATGATCTCTTCCTGGATCATGTTGAGGTAGAGCGCGGTAAGCTCGGTTCCTTCTACGCCGGCTCCTAGGTTTTCATCGCGGAAGCCACGCCGGCCGCCGCCAATATCTATCGTTCCCGCACCGTTGACGCGATCCATTTAGGCCTCTCCATAGGCAAAAGTGATTTGTGTGTGAGCAGGCTTCACGCGCCGCAGATCGCATTCGATCGATGACAGCTTGAAGCTGCCCAGGCGCTGTCCGGCACGGCCGCTGCCAGCCTTTAGGTTGACGACAGTGACAAGGCCGGGAACGTGGACGCGGAAGACGAATTGGCAACCCTCCGCCCGCACCGGCCGGCCGGCTCTCATGCTGCCAGCGCGCGACGGCCAGAATTCCTCGATCGTGATCGAGACCCCGAGATTGGCAGCGAGCTGGACAAAGTACGGGATCGACTGCCCGCCTCTTGCGGTCCAGCGCCGATGCGCAAGTCGCTGGCGTTCGGCAACCGGCAGTCCGCCGAGATCCCGACCGCACGGATCGGGACCGAGGCAGCGCTCAAAATCGGCAAGGAAGTTGTTGGCGGCGCGCGGGTCGACCTCGACCATCATAGCCTCGGCGTCGGCCTCGATGTCGGCGACCGGCGTGGCGGCCGCCTCAAGAAGCGCGTCGAGATTGCCGCCTCTGAAGCCAAGCCCGAGACCGGTTGGAAGCTTCGAAATCAAGCTTTGAAGGATCGTTGAAACCAGTCGGGCCATCAAGGAACCTCGAAGGTGATGGGGCCGGCGACCGGATATTCCGTCCGTTCAAGAGAAAACGGCGCCGCCGGCAGATCCAGGTCATGGGCATATTCGCCAGCTGCGGCCGAGATCGCCTCGGAGATCCGCGACGGTTCAATCAGGGCGCCGATCGGGCTGGCGTTCTCGGCGTCATCCTCATCGCCGATCGTCGCGACGAAGCGCTGCCAGGCGTCGGTCACGGCGGCGCGGGTAGCGACCGTGTCGGGCCGCAGGCGAACGGTGGTTGTCAGGGTGCGAAGAACGCCGGCGACGACGATGACACGTGCCGTCACCGGCCGAGTGCCGGTCTGACTGCCGACGCCGCCGAGATAGTCCTGGATAACCTCGATCTCGGCCGAGGACGGCACGCGGGCGGTCCCGTCGTCGTTCTTCATCAAAACGACGACGCCGACCGAACCGCGGCCGATCCAGCCTTCAATGACGCCGACCGCTTTGACCGACGCGACCTTGGAAACCCAAGTCGGATAGTCGGGGGCAGCGCCCCCGTGTGGCGGCTCCCTAATGCGCTGCAAATACGCCGCTTGAAGCTCGGCCGGAGTCTGTTCATCGGCGCCGCCGACAAAGGCTGCTGCAACCGTCGCCTTCGAGATCTCCGGAAACGGCGTGACGACGGTGAGTTGAACGCCGCTTTCGAGATTGCCTGCCGTGCCGGCCGCGACTGCAGCGGCCGGCACGGTCACCGTTCCGCCGACGCCGATCGCGGCGACAGCCGTCGTTTCATAGATGACCGCGTTCGATGCGGAGAACTGCAGGCCGGATGGCAAAGCCGTCCCTGCCAACCCTTCGACCAGGATGCTGCCAACGGCCTTGATGGCGCTACGCTGATCGACACCCCAGATGCCGGCATGCCGAAAAATGAACTCGTCTTCGGCCGTGTCGGGAAAATACTGCCGGCCCCACCAAGCCAGATGGTCATGCGCTTCGCGAAGCTCCAGCGAGAACGCGCGGCTGATCTGTGCGAAGACGCCGCGCGCCGAGCGGACGGCGCGGGAAACGTCAACCGGGTTAGCATCCGGTCGGATGCGCAAGATGGCGGCCTCAAGTGAGCCGGCGATCTTGGCGGCGATAGCCTTTGCTGTCGGGATCGGCCAAACCATTTCAGGCCTCCACACGACGGGAAAGCATTACGCTCGTATCCTGGACCTGGACGCGATAGCCGAGGATCCCGGCGCCCAGCCATGCGACTTCGATTTGGGCAGGCTCGCCGGTCTCGGCCTTGGCCCAGGCGAGGCTCTCCGCCAGCCAGAATTCGCAGAGCTGCCGCGTCGTCTCGGTCTGCTTGGCACGGTCAAGCAACCAGGTGCGCACACCGGTCATATCGCCGTAAGGGTCGAGCGCATCGCCAGCACAGCCGCGACGTTCGGAATAGGACGCCGGCGCTAGAAACTGTGAGCGCCCTTCCGGCAGGGGATCGTCGGACGCTGCGCGCCGATCGAGCCCGACAGACATGAGGATGGCGGGGATGGGGGTTTCGTCGAGCACCAAATCGAAGTCGTCGCCAAGGACCAGGTCACAGCGGCGCGCATCACTGTCATATCTAAGAGCGAGATCGAGAAACATGGCGCGAAGCTATCGCGCGCGCGCGGCTTAGATCATGCCCGCCTCGGCGGGCTGGCATCAGTTCGACGGAACGGCTGTATCGTCTCCACCAGCGATAACGCCGCCATGAACGTGCGTATCGCCGATGTTTTTGCCGTTGTGCTTGACGTGACCGCCGGTGATATCGACGCCCTCGGCCGAGACTACGAAGGTCACGCCTCCGATCTTGACCGAAAGGGATTCGCCGGCCTGCAGCTCAATCGTCCCGTCGTCGTTGATGATCATCCGGTCGTTGTGCTGATTATAGAGCCCGACGTCGCCGGCGCCGAGCTTTCCAAGCCGCTTCGAAGGATTGGCAACGGGCAACACGACGATATCGCCTTCGTCGGAACCGACCGCCAGAACAACAGCCAGGGCGCCGTCCTCGGGAACATGTGAGGCAAATCCGTAAGGCTGCAGGATCTCGACGTCATCACGCCAGACGCCCTCGGCAACCTCTACCGAAGCCGTTTGCGCCTGGCCTTCATCCTTGATGTTTTTCAGCGTAGCGCGCCGGATCATGCCGCGCATCTTGCCTGCTGTCTCGTTGTCCATCAAAGACCCCGCGCCGTGCTGTCGAGATTGGCGGACGCCTTCTTGCGGCGTGTGCGGTTGGTGCGGCGCTTAGCCGTGGGCTCGGCGTCAAAGGCCTCCGGGCTCATCACCGTCAGCATGGTCACATCGCCGCTTTCGTCAGAACGGTTGGACACCCTGACAATGAGCATATCGCGTTCGATGTCCTGGAAGGCATCCGAAACAAAGGTGATCTCGTTGACGCGCCACAGCTGACCATTGACGTCAAAACCCTTGACGGTCTCAGTCACTTCCTCACTCGCCCCACGTGCCGTGCGCATCCGCCAGTCGGCCTCGTCTTGAGCTGCCGTCACATCGGCCTTGCTGCGCGCCAGATACACGACCGGACGATAACGCGTGATCTCGCCATCTGTTGCGATACCCGTCGCGGCAGTGCCCTTGCGCTCGATCTCAGTCGCACCGCTGGAGGCCTCCCGATCGCCGGGAGAGATAGGCTCGGCCGTCTTGTCGAGTGCTGCAGATCCGGAGCGGGTCTTGCCGGCCTTCTCGCCTTGCCCACGCACATAGGTCTTGGAATGTCGCGCCTCGTGGCTATAACTGCCGGACGATCCGAGGACGTTGCCCGGCAGGCTGAGATCAGCCGGCGCCCGCGTCTTGCCGGTCCGGGTGATGACAATATTGCCGACGCCATCGGACAAGATCAAAGCATGACGGGAGCGAGCCCCCTTCTCGATTGCGGAGTGAGCCGTCTCGGCGAGATCCAGCCCATAGCGCGTAAAGGGCTCACCCGTATCGATCTCGCTGCGGACGCCAAGGCCGAACGGCTCAGCGATACGCTTGACCGCCTCTTCAAGCTTGACGTTGCGAAACTCCGAAGGCCCATCGGTCAGGGCTGCGCTGTCGACCAGGTCGCCGGTCTTGTCGCGTCCGGAAATAGTGACGCCGGCGGACTTCTCGCTAATATCCGGGTTCACGACCTCAATGAATCCCTTCAGCACGACTGTGCCATTGATCAGAACTTCGCATTCCGGCCCTGGGCGAATATCGGTGATCGCACCGCCGGTCGCATAGTCGAAGGACTTGAGCGAACGCTTGGTGTCGCGCAGCACGAAATTGAACGAGCCGGAAAAATCCTTCAGGTCGCGAGTGACCTCGGCCGAGGTCCATTGGTCATAGACGACGCCGGCAACACGCAGCGAAATGCCAGACTTCCTCATCAGCGCAGCACCTCGACGCCGCCGGCCGGCAAGGCCGAAGGATGGCGCGGCCGGTTCCTCGCGACGATCTCGCGATAGCCGGCCTCGATCAGTTGCGGCGTATCGCCGAAGACGTGCTGGGCGAGAAGCCAGGCGTCAAGCGGCCGATCGTTCTTGAAGATCACGACTGCCGGCAGCCGGCCGATCGTCTCGTTGATATCGGCGATCAATGCGGCCTGCAGATCGCGCGCCGCGCGCCGCAGCGTGGCGCTCTGGACGTCGAAAGCCGAGCCGGAAAATGTCTCCAGCGTATCGGTCAGCGTGTCGATCGCCACCACCACCCGCGTGCGGAAGGTCTGGGCTTCCTGTCGTGAGGCATAGTCAGCAAACGTCGACTGGCTGGCGGTTGCTGCAAGGAAGTGCGAGGCGGACGAAAGCAAGAGCGCGCGATCGGCGTCTGCAGGCGCATCGGCGACAGCGCCGGCGAGCTGCTCGGCAATGCCGATGCCGAGTTCCATCAAGGCGAGCGAGCTTGTCTCCTCGGTTGCCGCAGCACTTGCGGCCGGCGCGACTGCCGGCGTCTCGGCATATTCGCCTACGACCGAGGCAACGGTTTGCACCAGGCTGTTCAGGGCGCTCGGGTCTGCAGGCGTGGTCGCGGCGATCGTGGCCTTGATGCGCGGCAGCGCCCTGGCCGATCCGGCCGGCGCCGTGATGGCAGCGGCAGTCGAAGTCAGGACGCGATAGGAGCGCGCAACCGCCTTGCTTCGGGTTGCCGACAGGATCGAGGAGACGCCGGCGGCCAAAGCCGTCGCGGCGGCCGAGACCGAGGCGATGGAATCCGACAGGCCGCTGATGCCGGCAAGGATCGAGGAGGCCGAGCCTTCAATGCGCTTGACGGTCGCGGAGAAGCGAAGAACGCGCAGCTCCCGATCGGAGAAGTAGATCTGCGCCGGCTCCTCGGCAATGACAGTCATCGGGCCGAGCCACGGATGAATGAGCGTGGCGGGACCGGCCGTCTCGAAAGCCGCCTGCAGTGCGACGGCCTGAGCGCGGTAGTCATCGCCGACAATCAGGCCGCTGAAGGAGATCACGCCGGGTGCCCGGCCGAAGTCGTCGTAGGCCGCAGCATCGACGCCGGGGAAGAGATATTCGACGACGCGGCGACCAGCATCACTCGACGCGTCCGGAACGTGAAAGGTGATGCCGCGAAAGCTGCCCGGCAGCAGGCCAGGAAGAACCCACGGGATGCTATCGAGCTGCATTAATTTCTCCCGACAGAACGGCCGGTGTTGGCTTTCAGCGGCACGGCTGGATTGTCACTGGTGATACCCGTCACCTGTCCGGGGCCGTCAATCTTGACGGTGACCGTTCCGCCGACGACAGCCTTTGCCTGCGCGGGAGCAACGGCGCCGGCGGGACGATTGCTGTTGGCGGGGACCGGCCCGTTCAAGAAGTCATCCAGCGCCGCGCCACGGCCGCCGTCCGGATCGGTGGCCGAGCCTGCAGCCGTGCCATTCGGCAGAGCTTCGCCCGGCTTAACGACGCCGCCCTGGAAATAGGACATGGCGGATTTCACGGCATTGATCGCGCCGGCCAGCGCGTTCCAGGCATCTGTCACGCCCTGTGGCATCAGCTTCTGCCAGTCGACGCCGGCGTTGACCTGCTCAACCAGGCTAGCGAGGCGATTGACGAGCGTCTCGATATCCTTGCCGATCTGCGCCAGAACGCGGAGGAACTCCCCCGTAATGCTTCCGGCGAGATTGCCAAGCCATTTCGGCAGCCAGTCAAGCTTGCCCGCGTCGAAGCCGATCATCTTGCCGATCGCCGTGCCAAGGCGGTCGAACGCGGAGGCTATGCCTGCGATGGAATTGACCGTGCTGCCGAGCTGCTTACCGATCTCGCCGAGATGCGGTGCAAAGCCGGAGCCGAAATCGCGCAACGCTTCCCAGCCAGCCTTGATCCGTTCAAGCGTGGCATCCAGCAGCCTGAACGCCTGAAGCTTGGCGTCGTCGATCGTCAGGCCGGACAGATCGAGTTTGAAATCGAGGCTCTTGCCGAAGTTCTCAAAGAAGGGCTGAAGGTTCTTCAAGCCGGCCTGGACATCGATCCAGGCGCTTTCGAAACCGCGCCGGACCATCGGTGCATATCGCGTGTAGATCTCGCGGCCGGCATCCATGATCCGGCGGCTGCGATCTCGGACGCCATCGGCGAGCCGGAAAAACCCATCCTTGGCCCGATCCCAAAGCTGGGTCAGCCGTGGCCCGTAGCTCGACCAGTTGCGGTAGATATAGACCGCGCCGGCGGCGATTGCCGCGAGCGCCAAGCCGACAGGCGAGATCAGTGCGGCGACGGCCGACAGACCGGCTGCGATGACCGGCAGGACAACGCCGAGCGCGCCAAGGCCAGCCACCACAAGCACGGCTGCGCCGGCCCAAGCGAGGCTCTGTTTCACCATGCCGCCCGTCGACGCGTCGAGATCTCGAAGCCACTTCAAAGCGGCTTGGAGGCCGCTGTTAATGGGCGGCAACCAAGTGCCGAACGCCAGGCCGACTTCGCGCCATGCCTGCGTTCCGATCTCCCCGAAAATGGTGAGCTGCGTATTCAGGCTCTGCATCTGCGTTGCGAAGTCCGCATCGCTCATTGCGCCCGTCGCCTCGGCCACCCGATCGCGGATGCGCTTGTATTCGTCGATGTTGCCAAGCATCGGGATCAGGAAGCCCATCACCTGCATATCGGAAAAGAGACCGCCGAGCGCGCCGGCGCCGTGAATCGCCTCGAGCTGCGTTCGCACCTGTTCGAGCGCGTCGGCGCCCTTGAGGCCGCCGGCCTCGGCCTTCTTCATCAAGCCGTCGATTTCCTTGCCGGAGATCCCCGTCAGCGTCGAGATCTTCTGGATGACGGCCTCGATCGGATTGATGCCTTTCGTGACCGCGTCCTGCATGACGCCCTGGATATCGACGCCCATCTTCTCGAAGTTGCGAACCGTCTCGGGTGCGGTAATCTTCGACAGGAAATTGTTGAGGTTGTTGGCCGCCTCGGCCGGGTCGGCGGTTCCCTTCTTGGCGATCTGCAGCATGGCGGCAAGCTGTGTCGCCGCCGTTCGGCCGGTGATGCCGAGCTTTGCCATCTGCCCTGTCAGGCCTGGGAAGCTTTTCGCCATGTCCTTTAGTTCGAAGGAACCTTCTTTGCCGGCGACGATGAGGCCGGCCATGGTGGCGTCGAGCTGATCGGCCGGAAGCTTCAGCGTCTGCAGCAGCGAGACTGCGACGCCGGCCATGTCGTCGAATTCGGCATTCGCAGCCTTGGTGGCGCGGCCGATGCTTTTCAGGGAATTGTTGACGAGCTGCTCACCGAGGCCGGCGGCGATCATCTGGCCGGCGCCCTTGGCGACCGTGTCGGACGTCTGTCCGACCGTCAGCGCCAGATCCTCGAATCGTCCCTTCAACTGATCGACCATCAGGAAGGCTTGCGCGCCTGTCTTGTTCGATGTTCCGGCAATGTCGAGGAGCTGCTGTTGGAATGCAGCCGCCTCCTTCATCGGCTGCATGAAGGAGATGGTGGCGATAGCCGTGCCGACCAGGCCGATTTTCTTGGCCGTGTCGACGACGCCCTGGATGCTGCGGCGTAGGCCACGCAATGGCGAAGAAAGCAGATCCTTCAGTCGGACCAGAACGTCCAGCGCCATCGACCTTGCCATGTCAGTCTCCCAGGGTCTTGGCGTAGTTTCGCCACTCCATCACGCCGTTCCACCAGAACAGGAGGGTTTCAAAATCGAAACCATCTATGTCCGACGCCGACAGCGATGTGCTGTCGGCGAGAGCGCCCATCATCAGCCGCCAGTTTTGGGGCCATTGCTGACGAAAAAATTGATCACGCGGCCCGCCCGCGAAATGTCGGAGAGGTCCATTTGGTCGTAGAGCCCGTTCATGGTCGCCTGGTTGAGGCGGGTCGATCGAGCAAAGGTGACGGCGACTTCATGTTCCTTGCTTGCCGCCGAGATGGCCCGCTGGTCCGCGCCATTGAGACGGTGAAAGATCAGCTCTGAGAATTTGCGTTCCCTGATTTCTCCGCCCTTCCTGATGCGCAGGGTGACCGGCACATACAGGGGAAGCGTGACCGAACCATTCGTATTGCGGACGACGTCCTCGGGGAGCTGGTCGAGCGGATTGACGTCTTCGTCGACAACATCCTTGTCGCGCTTACCGTCAAGCGCCAGCGGCCGGTCCTCATCAACGAAGGAGTTCGCCTCGACCCTCTCTTCATCGAGATCGATGACGACGGTGCTTTCCTTCGAAAGTGCGTTGCTCATGCCAGTATCTCCTCGGGCTCTCCGCCGCCCCATTTGAGAGTGATCTTCCCGCCCTCGCCGCCGGTGATATCCGGGCGCTCGGTTAGAAAGGCGTCGTTCCAGACGAAGGTTTGGCCGGTATCGCAAACGGCCTGCAGTTCGCCCTCACCGGTGTCCCAAAGATTGCCGTAGCGCTGCCCCTTTTCGAGGGCAGTGACGGCCTCGATTTCGGATGCCACAAACTCCTCCGCGCGACCGGCCTTTCGGCCATAGGTGACGACAACGTTCTGCATGCCGCCGATCTTGGCCTTGGCGCCTTTTTCGACAGGGATATTTCGTCCGCGCCAGACGATATCCACGACGCCCAATACTTGAGCCATGGTTGGGTTTTCTCCTTACACCTGGAATTCAAGGGAGCCGGCGAGCACCATCAGGTTGCCGACGATCTTGATCTGTTGGCGGCTTTCCAGCCGATTTCTGTCGTCACTGGAGCGCTGGAACACGCTGGCCTTGACGGTTGCCTGGACATTCTCGATCCAGACTTTCTCGCCGTAGAGCTTGCAGCGCGCGCCCCAGGAAGCATGCATGCGGCGTGGCGTGACGACGGCGCTGCCGGCATCCTCGTCATCATCGAAGCGGCTGGCGAAGGCAGCGCTGCTTTCATCATCGACCAGCTTCGAACGGGGATACTGCAGCGAGACGTAGGCCGACCAGTCGTAGCGAATGCGCGACAGGGTCTTCGGCGTCATGATATCCAGCCAGGCGCGATCGAGAATGCCAAGACTCGAGGTCTTGTATGTCGTGATGATGCGCGAGATCACCGTCGAGCCGTCCGACAGATGGTCGAAGGTGCAGATGCCCTTGTTCAAGAGCAGGTTCTGTTCGGAATCGGTGAACTGGTCGGCCGGCGCCGGCGCCTCGACGCCCGGCACGACAAGCGAGCGCAGCTGGCGAGCCGGATCGTTCGTCAGATGGAAAGCGCAGAGACCGGCGACAGCGGCCGACAGAACCCAAGGGCTGGTCGGCGAGCGGTTGAGACCCATGGCGGTCAGGTTCGGCGAATTGGTCAGCATGCCGAAGGTTCCGAGGCCTCCATAGGAACCACGCTTGGCGACATAGCCATGGACATCGAGCTTCGACGTTGCCTGGTACCGGACGCGCAGCCACTCCGCGAGGGCCGCCATGTTAGTGGCATCCGCCCAGGGAGAGATGACATCGGTGAACCACGTATTCGCCAGGACATCGAGGACCGTCTGCAGTACCGGGTTGCCAGCACCACCAGCCATGTCGATGACGGTGACCGTCAGGCCGGACGGGACCGGAGAGGCTGCTGCGTCGACACGCAGATCGATGCCGTTGCCGAGTTCGCCGCCATTGCGGGCGGTGCAGGTGACAACGCCAAGCGCAGACGTCGCTGTGACCACGTTGGCCGTATCGGCTGTGATAGCGGCTGCAAGCGCTGCCGCCATCACCGACACGGTATCGGCCGGATTCGCGGTGAAGCGGATCGGCCGGCCGGCGATCTTGAAATACAGCAAGGTCGCCTGAGGCACGGCGCCGACGAAAGTGATCGTGCCGCTCGCCTTGACCGCGCCGGCGGCGTCGGCCGCTGCCGTCACATAGAGCGGCGACGTCCCGTTGGCCTTGCGGAAGGCAGCGACCTGTTCGGCGCCGATCGAGCCGAGGCCGAAGAGCGCGATGCCTTCCTCTGCGCGGGTGACCTCGACGATATTGCCGGGCTGCAGCGAGCCGGTGGCAAGCTTGTGGCCGACAAGCAGCGCCTTGGTCGGATACGGCAGGATGCCGGTATTGGAATAGTTCGGCTTGACCTCCAAAAGGGTCGCTGGCTCAAGCCAATCATAGGGGATTTCATTGAAGTCCATGGCTTACTTCTCTCCTTTGGACCGGCGCGGGCGCGGCGGTGTTTCGGTTTCGGTGGCGCCGGCGGCCGGATCAATCTCGGGCGTTTCGTCTTCCGGGACGATCGGCGGCTCTACCTCCGGTTCGGGATCCGCCGGTACCACGACGGGGCGCTCGGCCTCGACCAGGTCGCCGCAGGCGATGCGGCGGCGGACGAACAGGGTGTTAGGTGCGTCCATGCCGTTAGCGGGCCAGGGCCTGCCGTCCTCCTGGTCGACCGTCATGCCCTCGGCGGGCTTTAAAAATCCAAGCATGTCCTACTCCTCGGGTAGTTCGGTTTCGTCGGTGGCGACGATGGCTTCCGGATCTTCGTCAAAAGCCCAGGACACGCCGATCCGCTTGAGATCGTCGAGGGTCACCAGGGCGAAGTTTGCAGGGCTGGTGACGAAGGCGACGCTGAAGTCGATCTGAGAAATCACGACGTTATCGTCGGTCCACCCATCGGCGATCAGGCTGTTGGCTCCGGTGACCGTGGCAACGCCGACGTCGGGGATCTCGGCCGCCTGCAGGAGTGCGACAGCAACGTCGAACATGGCATCAAGGCCGATACCGCGCTTGTCGCCTTTGAAGCGGGTTTCAAGACCATTTGAAGCCCTGAAGACGAGCACTAGACGCCACAGCATCTGACCTTTCAAAGCGCGACCGCTGGCGGCGTCGGGCTTCATGCCAGTCCAGGCCAGGCCAATGAAAGGCGCCTGCTTAACGAGGCGCTCGAATTCCTTGATCGTCAGCGTCTGCGGGATGCGCTCGATCGTGAAATCTTTCGCAGGAAAGGCGAGCCGCAACCGCTCGACGATCGCCGGTTCCATCTTGCGGATCGGTGCGTAAGCGAGATCCATTACCAGCCCCGCAACGTGTCTGAGGTCATGGTGCGCGGCCGATCGGACATGCGCGGACCTGAGTTGACGGCCGGGCCGGCAGGCTCTGCAGCGGGCACGTCGAGATTGACCAGCTCCTTGGCGATGTTCTCAAGCCAGGTGATGATATCCTTGCGACCCTTGCCCATCTCTTCGCTCGGGTCGGTGTGCTCGCCCTGGGCGAGATCGTAGCGGGCAAGGATGCAGGTGGCGCGAACGATCTCCGCCGGCGGCGCCGCGATCGGCGCGAAATACCGGCCACGGATATAGCCGTCGATCAGCGCTCCAGCGTCAGCGAGCGCGATATTGACCTTGTCTTCGTCAACCGTTTCGGCCGTGCGGTCTTCCGGCCGGGAAAGCCGGATGATCTGCGTTTCACCGAAGCGGGCGATCATGTCGGAAACGGTTGCGTACATAAGGGCGTCTCTCAGTTCGGTTGGGGAAGAGGCCGGCCGCGAAGCCGGCCTCCATGTCAGTCAGTGTCGAGAAGTCCGGCTAGCATCGCCGTCGCACGTCGATGAAGTTGAGGCCGTGGGTCTGGTAGCTCTCGGCATATTCCGGCTTCAGCGGATGAAGTGCGGCAAAGGCTGTCAGCGATTGGGCGCCGGGATGATCGGCGAGCCTATTGACCTCCTCGACCTGCAGCACGTCGAACACAACGGTGGCGAAATCACTGCTGGTCATATTGACCTTGAGGTAAATGCCCGCATCGAGCGGAACCACCTCGGCCGACGCCGGGACGCTCACCAGGAACAAGCTTGAGAGGCTTGCAATGATGATGGCGGCGCCGACGCCGATACTTCGAAAACTGTAGAACGAACGCATCTAAGTCCTTTCTGGGTTGCAGGCTTCACGTTTGCCGCTGTTCCGCTCGCGTCCGTGCGAGCCAGGGCTTCGACGCCGAGTGCAGGATCAAGCCCGCATGTGCGTCTTCGCGGCGCTCCCGCTCTGGATGGGATGCCCGGACGGCAGGTTCTCGCTTCCCCGCCGCCCGGTCGGCCCGCCTTGGGATTACTTGTCGCCGCCGTCGTCGCCGGCCTTGGCTGCCTTCTTGCCGTCTGCGATCTGCTTTTCGAGCTTGGCGACCTTGTCATTGGCCGCTGCCAGCTCCTTGCCAGCCTTGTCCATTGCGTTGTCGTGGTCGGCCTTCAGCTCCGCCGTCTTGTCCTCGACTGCGTTCTTCACAGCCTGGTCGAACTTGGCCTGCAGCTCCTCAGCCTTGGCCTTCATCTGGCGGCCGACTTCGGCATCGACGCGGAGCTGGAAATCCGTTTCCGTCAGCGTGTTCTCAGCTTTTTCATCGACCTCGCGGACGGTGAAGGCCGGGTCGGCGCGGAAGCGCTCAAGCTCCTTTTCGCTCCACCGATCGGCCGGGTAGAATTCGCTCGCCGGGTGCTGGACGCCATTCCGCCACATGCCGGGCGAGCTGCAGATGATCTGGATCTTCAAGAGGTTTCTCCTTCGGGTTTCGGGCAAACGGCCCGCATCGGCCGCTTGTCGAAAACCCGTCGCCGGCGGGAGGAGGTGCCGGCGACGGTTTGGCGGGCGAGAGTGCCCGCCGCCCGGATTACGCGAGGTAAGGAATGTCGATGACCTCGATGCTCTTCGCGAGCACGTTGCTCTCACCGCCGTTCACCAGCTCAGCTTCGAGCAGCTTCTTGGCGGTCATCCGAAGCGCCGGCGGCACGAGGATCTTCTTCGGCCGGATGTTGAGAACCGAGCCATCACGACGACGGATCGTCGTCATGGCCGTGTACGCGGCAGTGAAATTCGCCTCGTTCAGCGTTGCCTTGGACTTGTAGGCGAGCTGCCAGAGGCCGAGGCCGGCATTGCAGCGACCGTCGACGCCCCAGACGAACTTGCCCTGGTAGAAGACGTTCGGATCGTCCGGGTTCTGCATCGGCGTCAGCGTGAACTTCTTCCGCGGCTGATAGACGAACGGCTTCATGAACTGGCTGTCGTCGATCAGGTACCAAGCCGGGCCGGCGCCATCGGCGAAGTTCGAAGCGATATTGGCGCCGCCGTTCTCGTCATAGCCGGGATGGTCGCCGTCGAAGAAATACTGACCGTCGTAGCACTTCACCGTCTCCGCCTTCTTCATCAGCGGGAAGACGAGCTGGTCGGGGAACTCGGCTGCATCCTGCCCCATCTGGGCCGCAACCGGCGCGAAGATGCCGATCTGATCGTCTTCGATCTGCGACCGCTTGATCGAGATCGTTTTTTCGAACTCGCGGTTGCGGATGATGTAGGTCTGGGCCGAAAGGTCATGAACGACACGATCGCCGAACCATTCGCGGAAGCCCGGCAGATCGTCCAGGCGCGGATATTCGTTCATCGCCGTGGTCGAAGGCACCGTCATGGCGACGGTGGAATAGTAGGTCTGCACTGAATCGAACCGGCCGTTATAAGCCGTCGAAAGGCCGGTATAGATGCCGCGCAGTGTGTTGGCATTGATATCCAAGGCTTGCTCCTTAAAGGGTTTTCAGCCAGACGCCGTCCGCGTCGATGGCGTCGATGGTGCCGATCTGAAGCAGCGCGCCGGCTGTCAGGGTGAAGGTGTCGTCGGCGCTGGCGTAGACAGCCGCACCGATGTTGGCGACGGTGGCGCCGGCAAGCGGAATGATGCGCACATCCTTCTCGATCTTGACGTACTGGTCGCCGGTGGCCCCGGTGGTGTTGTCGATCCGCTCTTCGGCAAAACCGATGAGCTTGACGGCGCTGACGTGCCCGGCCGGGACCGCTTCCTTGTTGGCGGTGATACCAACGGCCGCGCCGCCATAGATCACGACGCCGGCAAGAACCGGGTAGCCATAGGCGCGGCCGAGGCCGGGTTTCTTCTTTGCGCGAATATCATTCGTCGCCGTCATGTCAGTTGCCCTTTCCGTGCAGGGCCTTGGCCGTGTCGGCGTAGGCCTTGGGGTCGATGCCCATCATCGCCATGACGTTATTGTCTTCGGCGGTGAGCGCGCTGTCGTCGGCGCCGGGCTGTTTGCGATTGCCGAGGCCGCCGGCGTTCAGCGACGGCAGCAGCTTGATTTCGGCTTCGACCTCGGCCGGGTTCTTCATGTGCCGGGAGATCATGTGATCGCGCAGCGCCGGCACGATCTTGCCGGCCTGAATGGCGCCGTCGATCGCGGTCTCGGCCTTATCCTTGGCCGTCGTGGTCGCAATCGCCGTGAGCTGCTTCTGCATCGAGGCAAGCTGCGTTTTCAGATCGGCGTTTTCCGCCTCGGTGGCGGTAACCTTGCCGCGCGACTGGATCGCGGTAACAAGAGCGTCAGGCGCCGTGTCCGTGGCGAGGCCGGCGGCCTCGGCAACGCGGGACATCAGAGCGGCGGCGCCGGCCTGGGCGGTATGAGCTGCCGCGACAGCCGCCAGAATGGTGGCCTCATCGGCAGTCTCGGGAAGGCCGAGCGCCTTCCGCAACTGTTCAAGCATTGCATTCTCCTCTTGAGAGTGAAGTGATTTCAGATCGGCAAGATTGGGGTCGTTGGTCAGCGAGACGCGCAGCAGCTTCGCGACCTTGAACGGCTTGGCGGCGCTGTGCAGGAAGACCGGCGAAAGGAAACCGTATTCCTTCGCGGCGACCATGCGCTCTCCCTCGGGCGTCCACTCGACGCGGCCATAGAGACCATCGTCACGCTTCTGCAGCTCAACAATCCAGCCACGCGCCGGCGCGGCGTGACCCTGCTTGGCAGCAAGATCGGTGGAATGGTTTTCGTCGACGGCGAGCTTGTGACCTTCCTGATTGAAGGTGGCGATCAGCGCATCCATGTCAGGCGCGGCATAGGGGCCGCGTCCGTCGACGCCTTTGAACTCGGCTGCCGGAAGCAGATGGAGCCATTCCGGCGCGGTGGCGTCGGCCTGGTTCAAGGCGCGGATGATTGAGTTGATCGCTTTTTCCATGGCACGGATATGCCATGGCGCCAAACGGCACATCATGCCCGCCGAGGCGGGCGGGTAGGAGTGTCAGAAAATCTGAGGGGGAGTTAAAGCCGGGACGAATAGCGGTCGACGAAATCGAAGACGATCTCCGCGATCGACGTCTCGTCTTCGTCCGATATACCGAGGAAGGGACGCGCGGGCAAGGTCACGCTGTCGACCATGATCATGTTGCCTCCGATCCGGAAAAAAAGATGGCTTGCTGTCTTCGGCTTGATCTCGGCGCCGAACTGGTGAGCGGCGGCATAGATCGTGTTCGTCCCGACGCGAACTTCATCATTCGAAGCCTGGGAGTTGATGCTGTCGCGCAGCCGGCCGCTCTCGGTCAAGATTCGGGAATTGCGCTTGGTGGCGGCATATCCGGTGTTCAACGTCTGCCATGCCTGCCCCTCCGGATCGGCTTGCGTGACGAAGCGCATGTGCGTCGATCCTACAAGCTCGACGCCGATCGCGGCCATGACCGGCCGCGTATTGTCCATCAGATGCTCCAGGCGCTCGAAGGCGCGGCGCACCTGCTTGTCCATCACTTCAGTCGTGATCGAGAGAGCTGCGCCCGCCATGTTTGCCTTTCCGCCCGACCGGGCCTATATTGTGGATGACGCGCCGAGCAGGAAGCGCACCCTTCAGGGTGAGTGGGATTGGCATTTCCGGCCCCCCGGCGCGTCAAAGATCCCCAAATCGCCGCTTGATCTCATTCGCATTCGCCCGCCTGAGCGAGACGAGATAGATTTCTTCGCGATCGGCCTTTTTCACAACCTTGACCGCCGCCTGGTAGAGTTGCCCGTCATATTCGCCGACGAACGCCCAGCGGCCGTTCGCGTCCTTCACCAGCCGGCCGGCCGAAGCGAGCTGGCGCGGGATCACGCCATACGCCGCCGGCGTGGCGATCGTGTGCTTGACGTGGCTGCGGATCGTGTCGGCCGAGAGGCGAATTTCAGTTCCTGCCTTGATCTCAAGCGTGGTGGCAACTTCCTTCGACGCGATACCGACCGGCGTCCAGGAACCATCGGGCCATTTGCCACGCAAAGCCGAGAAGACGAACGCGGCAACATTCGCCTCGTCTGCAGAGACCGCCTTCGGACCAGGTGCAGTCTGTTCTAACCAGGCGCGGCCGGGATTGTACGCAAAGGATGGATCGACGCCGAGCGGCTGATCGGTGCCGAGTTGGTCGAGATCCGGAGCGCGATCGGGACCGGCCTTGCCGAGCCGACGAAGACCAGGACGCGAAACCGGCGTGACGAAGCAGCCGCAGCCAAAGCCGTTCGGCGGATAGGCCGTTTTCCAGAACGGATCGTCTGCGGCAAGGCAGAGCCCGTTCCAGTTCTTGTGCTGCAGGCGCGGATGCACGGCGCCCGAATGGTGGTATTGCCAGTAAGGAAACGTGGCCAGGGTATCCGGCTCGCTCATCTGGGCATAGCGGCCGGCGGCATAGGCCGTGCGCAGATTGGTTTCGAAGATCGTCTTCGTTCGCCAGCCGCGCTCGCCCCTGTAGCTCCAGCCGTGCTTCTTTACGATCTGGTCGAAATCCTTGCGGAAGTCATCGAGCGTGGTGCCCTGTTCAAGCGCCTTGCCGATCGCTTGCTTGAAGTCGTCGACGATCGCCGTGGTGTTGGCGCCGGCGACCATGAACATCTTCGAATGCGCCGCATCCCAGACGTCGCGCCAGCTTTCGGTCGGGGTGCTGACCTTTTGCCGGAAAAAGGCTATTGCTTCGTCAAATGGCAGATCGATGGCCGAGAGCGTCGAAGCCATCCTGGCAATGACACTCCGCATCGTTTTCAAAGGGTTTTCAAAGCCCGTAGACGCGTTTCCAAGGTTTTTTCGGATGACGGCAGCGCCAAGGCCGTCCACGCGCGTCTGTGGGCCTCTAATCATGATTAGCCCTTTAGGTCGTCTAACAGGCTTGCTTGCCCGGCCAATTGGGCTAGTGCCATACCTCTTGCCATAGCCTCCGCCAATTCGTCTGGCGCCAGCTCAAGCCGCGACAGGCGCTCGGCCGCATCCCTCAAATCGGAAGCCTGCATAAGCGCCGCCTTCACCTCGTCAACCATACCGGCCATGGCGCCGGCCGCGTCACGCTCCAGCCGATCAGCAAGCCGGTCGACCACGTCGTCACCCTCCGATTGAGCATGGGCCGACCGTTGGAAGAGATGTTTGAAACTGCTGTGAACGGGCTTTGCCGGCTGGTCTTTTGCAACCGCTGGCGTGGCCGGATCGCCACCAGGAGCAGGCTCGGGTTTGCGGCCGCCTATCAGCACGGCGCCCTTTTTTGGCGCAGGTATGCCCATGCGGTCCTGAAGGAAGCTTTCGTCAGCCGTCAGCCCGTGTTTCGCCAGCTTATCGAAAGCCTCGGCGAAATCCTTGATCGGCAGTTCGTCCGGACGTCCGATCTTCACCTGCGGATAATGATCCTGCGGCCCGAAGTTGAAGGCGATGATATTTGGGATGAGCTGCAGGTTGACCGTGCCGCTGAGGCACATGGCATCCGATCGCTCAATGTCCTCCTGTACCAGCCGGTGCTCCTGGCTGACGGCATGTCCACCCGATATCGCGTCGGTTGTCGTCGTTTGCCCAAGAACCAGCTTTGAGATCTGGCGATCGAGCCAGTCTGCTCGCCGCTCATACATGTCGGTTGAACTCGCCTTCGAACCGACGTCGATGAACTCGATCAGCATGTCGCGCGGAATGATCGCCGCGCAATCGCCGGCAATGCTGCTAACCGCGCGCCAGAGAACATCCTTCTGCGCCTCAGTAGCTCCGGGACCGTAGCGACCGACGCGGATCGGCTGGCCGTAGTTCTGGGCAAAGATTGCCCAATCCTTGATCGTGAAGCTTTTGAACATCCACGCCCAGCAGGCGACGCGGGCAATTCCGGAACGGATCGTCAGGCCAGATTTCGTCTTGTGGCGATGGACGATGAACTTATGCGGTGCGAGCGGGGCGCCGGCGACGCCCTCACGAAGCAAGACGGTCTCGCCATCTGCCTGGTCGAATGTGAACCAGCGCTGGGTTCGCCACGTCAGATCACGAGGCAGCATGCTCCCGAGCCGATACTGCCAATCGATCTCGGTAATGGACAAGCCCTTGCCCACGGCGTCGAGCATATCGAAAAGCGAACTCTGCAAAACGCCGTCGTCGATCCAGGACTGAACCAGGGCGGCATGCTTCTTGTGCTCGGCGGAATCTGATGCGGCCTTGACGGTGATCGGTAGCTGCGAGACCGATCGCTTCCGGGTGGCGAGCACGGCCGCGTAATGCAGGTCGCGCTCTTCGATGTCCTCGGCCAGCTCAAAATAGGCCTCAGGTTCACCGTTGGCGGCCGAGCGAAGAATACTGGCGAGCCGCTGCGGCGTCATCCCGTCTGCGGGATGGCCGGAGAATGGATTGCGCATGCTGCCGACGCGCGCGTCGGCCACTTGGTCCATCAGCTCTTTCCCGAGGACGATCCGGCCCAGCCAGTCCCGAAACGATGCCATTACAGTGATCCCCTCAAATGAACGTTGACGCTTCTGCGACGATCGTCATCAAGCGGCGGGCCGCCGTTGTGACCGACCTGAGAGGCGGCTGTTTTCCGGTTGGTCTCATACTCGTACGAGATCGACTCCTGCCGGCTTGCGAAGAACGCCAGCGCGCCCGCCGGCGCCGTGTCGCCGTGGCGCTCGTATCCGTCCGCGCCCTTGCTCGTGTGATTGTCCGGAACCTTGATGATGCCGTTGACATAGGCGAGCGCCTGGTGGTCGGCGAGCACATCAGCATCGCGCGGAAGCAGGATCGTCTTGTCCGAGAAGGCCTCGATATAAGGAAGCATGTTCGTGCTGTACCAGGATTGGTTCAGCTTCACCTCGACGATGGTGTCGCCGTATCGCTGCCGGGCCTTTTCGGCGAGGTATTCACCGTTGCCGGTCGCGTCCAAGGCGCCGCCCATCAATCGCGGCAACGCGTCGACGACATAGAAGAGAATGTCGCGCTGCTGGTCATACGGGATGTTCTTCAGCTCCAGGACGAAGGGGGCACGCCGAACCAGGTCCTGCCCGATCTCGATCGGAATGATGGCAGTCTTGTCGCCGCTGCGGGCGAAGTCCTCGCCGAACGCATGTTCCCGATCGGGATTGAGGCGACTTAAAAGCGGCTTCAATTGCGTCTTGCAGAACGCGTCGGCCTGGCGTGCTCGCTCTTCGTCCGAAAGGTTTTTGAAGTCGTCATTGCGATCCCAGCGGATGACGGGGATATCTGCCGACATGCAGCTCTCAATGAGAACACGCGTCAGTGCCGCCCCTTCGCCCTCGGCCGGGATGGCGTCCAGCTCCTGTTTCATCTTGGCGGTGCGCGAACCATAGGCACCGCGGATCTGCTTTTCCCAAGCGTCCTGCTTCTCCTGGGTCCACTCCTCGCCCTTCTGCTCGCAGACCTTGCGAAACAGCCCGTTGTCGATTGCGGCCTGAAACGGAATGTAGTGATAGCTGAAGGGAATTTTCTTGGCCTGCGCATCCAGGCAGAGCTGGTTGAACGCATTGAGAAAACCGTTGTGCGAGGAGATGACGCGGATCTTGCCGCCCCAGATCAGCAGCGCGTTAACGGCATCGAGCACTTCGTGGACGTTCTTGTGGAATGCCGCCTCGTCAATGACGACGGTGCCCTGCAGACCGCGAATGTTCTCCGGTCGGGACGACAGAGCCTCGACGCGGAAGCCCGAGGCAAAGGAAATCCGATAGCCCGAGATGAAGGCGGTTGTGCCGTCTGCGCGCTCGTCAACGAAGATACTGTCCTCGATCGCGGCAACTTCCTTGGCGACGGTATAGGCGAAGTGTTTCACATAGCCGATGAATTCGCGGCCCTTGTCCTTCGTGTCGCCGATATAGAACACGTTCTGCCCGCCGGCCGATCGGGCGGCCGAGGCGATCAGCGTATCGTCCAGCGCCTCGGCAAAGGTGATCCCGGTACGGCGGCCCTTGGCGCAGACCTTCAGGTCACTATCGTCCTCAAGCCACTCGGCCTGGTGGCGCATCAAGACGCCATCGGCGAGCGGATCGAGATCCTCGGGAATGTTGGCGCCGCGCAGCAGCTCCTCCGGCAACTTCGCCGGATCACGCGTCAGGACAACGTCTTCCGAGACGGCCTCGGTCATTTCGTCCTCTTCATCAGCATGAAGGTGACGGCGACGGACCAGATCGCAGCGCCTCCGATCAGGAAGCAGGCGAACACCAGCAGCGGCGAGACGAACAGCGCTGCGGCCAGGCCAGTGACTAGAAGCAGCAAGAGGATGGCCAGAACATTGGACAGGACCGCGAAAGCAACGAACAGCGCCATCGCGATCGCGATGCCCTTGGCGATTTTCAGGGCTGATGAAGGAACGAAGATCTGCACGTCGTCACCTACACGATCTGCACGTGGGCGATGACGAACCAGATAGCGAAGCCAAGGCCGCCCAGGACGGCAAGCACCCCGCAGATCATGCCGAAGATGACGAAATAATAGAGCGCCGTGAGATCAGGAATCATTGCTGTCTCCTTTGCGTTCACCGGGAGCATTCACACCCGAGCCGCGGCAAAGATCGCACCCTGCCTTGGTGTCGTAGACGATGCTGGAAACGGTCCCGTTCGGCCGATAGGTCACCCGCTTGACCTTCTGGCCGATGCCTTTGCAATGCGGGCAGATCGTGGCCTCGCTCATGCGGCATCCTTTTTCTTCGGTTTGACGCCGAGGAAATCACGGCGCAACTGCGCGATTGTCTCGGCCGACATGCCCTTTTCCTTCGACACCTTCTCGATCGCCTTCTCGGCCTGGGCCTTGAACTTGGCTTCGATCTTGTCGCGGCGGGCCGTCGATACCGACTGCGCATGCGTCGCCGATCGGAGCGCGTCGGCGAGCTGCTTGGCATCCTTCGAATCGATCTTGCCGCGCCCTGTCCGCAGAAGCGTAAAGATCAGCGCCTTGATCGCCTCGGCCGCGACCAGCGTGAGATCGTCGCTTTCCTCGGGATCGAAGGTGTCGGAGATCGCCGCTGCCATCTCGCGCGTCTCATTGAGGTCACGCGTCATGGCGTCGAGGTTGATCGAATAGCGATTGAAGGCCGAGAAGCTCGGGATCTTGAACTCCAGCTCGCCACGGCTTTCACGCTGCAGCTCTTCGAGCTTGTCGGAAAACTCCTGGTAGATTTCGAGCTGGGTACGGCTGCTGTCCTGCAGCTCGGCCGCCGCCCACATGACGATCTGGTTAGCCTCCTGCGGCAGGAGCTGGATCGACGATAACCGGCCGCGACCTTTTCTCGCCATGGTCAGGCTCCTGGCCTGGACGGCCGCTTCACGCCCTCAATGGCGACATGCCGATCGACGTGCCGCTTGCCGAGCGCCGTGAGGGTGATGATCTTCACCGAACCGGCCGGCAGGACCGTCACGGCGCCCATGTTGCGGAGATACTCGACCTCGCCGTGGATCCACGGCCGCTCCTGGTGAATGGCGAAGCGGGCAAGCACCGGCTCCAGCATCGAGCTGCTCAAGCTTTCGTTGGTTTGCTCGGCAAGCGCCTTCAGGATAATGAGGCGCGCTTCCTCGCGCATGATCTTGTCGAAGTCGACGCCGATATCGTCTGTCACTTAGCTCTCTCCAAAAGCAGTTCCTGCAGGCGCTCGCCGATCGCTTCGACCGGCTTTAGCCTTTCCGTCATTGTGTTGAGTTGTCCGGTCAGCTCCGTCATCCTCATCTCCAGACGATGGAAGCCCTCGCGATCGGGGAGATGCCGAAGCTCGCCCTCGATGCTCAAGATGCGCGTTGCATGCGACTCGAGCCGATCTTCCACCGCCTTGATCCTGCCTTCGGTGGCCTTGACCTTGTCCGCCAGGCTCTTCTCGCCGGAATTGATCCAGCCCTTCAGATGGCCGAGGAGCGCAATGACGCCGAGCGCCAACGAGATCCAGATGGCGTATTCTTTCGGGTCCATCAGCGGGCTCCGGCGTTGTGTGCATCGACAGCGGCGACACAGGCGGCACGGCGGTACTCGCCGACATTCCGGGCGATACGATCTGAGGACCAGTCAATAAGGACTTGGTCCGGCAACCGATCCCGATCGACGGGCGCCGTAAGCTTCGGCGCTTCCTTGCGGGCTTCGGGCGGCAGGGAAACCGGTACGGTCTTGCTGATCACCACAGGCAAGGCCGGCTTGTCGTCACTTTGGCAAGAGGCGACTACGAGCGGCATCAAGGCCAACGCCAGTAGCCGGAGGCAGTTTCTCATTCCGTTTCCTCACTTCTTCGAGCTGTTGAGACGCGGCGTTGACGCGGTCGGTGGCATCGGCCTGGATATCGATGACGGCACGGGCCTGCGCCGCCTCGGCTTGCGCGACCTTCGTGTTGGCCTTCTGGATTTCGAGCTGCCAATACGCGTCACGCTCCTGGCGCTCCTGCTGGACCGCCCGGATGATCATCGTGTCGATCTTGTCGAGCGCGAGATAGGCGACGATCGCAGCCGCGAGCATAAGAGCCGCAGCAGCTATCGCGGCCAGTGCCGCGCCCCCGATCTTGAAGCCGAACAGGTTCATTGCGAATCCTCCGGGCGTTGGTCGCGCTGCATCAGCTCCATGTCGCGTGAGCCATAGTGGCGATGAATGCCGAGTGTCCCGGCGATCAGAAGGACGAGCGAAGGAACGGCGACAGTCGCGAACCCGAGGGCCTGGCCCTGCATGATGGAACCGACGGCGAGGATCAGAATGACCAACCAGGCCATGAACGAATTCAGCCAGAGCGAGCGCTTCGACGTGGAATAGGCGGGCTTTTGCATGGTCAGCCCTTCAGGTATGGCGCAAGCGCGGCGGAGGTCTCTCGGCCGGCAATGCCGTCGACAGTCAGGCCGCGTTCGCGTTGGAAGACTTTCAGGGCGCCTTCGGTGGCAGCGCCGAACTGGCCGTCGATCGCCTGCAGATAGAAACCGGCTGCGGCGAGAGCCCGCTGAAGATCCTCGACGGCCTTGCCAGACATGCCGCGATTGATGACGGGAAAGACCTGCCGGCCGGACATCCCGTCGCCCTGGAGACCGGCGATGACGGTCTTTGCCTTGGCGAGCAGCTCCGCACGGTGGTCGAGGCCGTTCCGGCCGCCATTGATAACCCTCGTTTCGCCCACTAGGTCATCGCGGTCGGCATAGGCATTGAGCTTCTTCTCCGACCAAAAATAGAAGACGGCCCAGCCCGCCCAAGGGAAGAGTTCGACCAAATCGGGGTTCGCTTCGAAATCCGGGCAATCCGGATTGATCTTGCGCAGCCAGGCGGTGAAGAGCCTGTAATTGGCCCGTCCGGTCAACTGGATCGGGCCGCGCCCCTTGTAGCGCTTGCCGTCACCCGGCTGCGTATTGCCGAGGTCGGTGCGGGCCTCATAAGCGGCGCCGCTCGCATATTCTTCGGTCGTGACGAACAGATCGCTTTCGTGGGCGGTTTGCGCCAGAAGATGCGCGATACGCAGCGGCGTATCGACCTCGAAGCGATCGAGCAGCGGCGGCAACATGTCGCCGAATTGCTCGATGATGGAGCGCTGCTGCGCCAGCTTGTTGGAAACGGGAGGAACGATCGCCTTAAGCGTGCTGGCGTCGATACGCGCGGTCAAGCGCTGCTGAAGAGATGACATGAAAAAGCCCCAAGGTCGAAACGTTGGGGCGACAATACGCGCGCAGGCGGGTGGTCGTTCATGCCCGCCTTGGCGGGCGGGCTAGAACATTTCGATCTGTCGAGGATCTTTTTTAGCCGCCACCCGCTCTTTTGGGGCGCGGCGGAAGAGCTTTTCCACACCGGTCTCGGTCAAGCCGAGGCGTCTGGCAATCATAGCATTGCTCTCGCCATGGGCACGATAGTGGTGAGCGCGAAACTCACGGGCAACCGGCACTCGTATATAGCCGCCAGAAAACATTTTGGAAAGCCGGGCCGTATTGTCAACGCCGATCTCGCTCGCCAGTGCGGAACCCTGGGCGACCTTCGGGACATAGACGCGGATACCACCATGAATATCCGTCAGCTTGAGAAAGCCCTCGTCACCTAGCAGCTCGTGCAGTTCAGCAGTCAGATCGCTCACTGGCGTGCTCCAAGCCCGAGCTGCACCTCAAGCCGCATCTGCTCGGCCCGCAACTGGCGGAGCCGCTGCTCGCGACGGAGGCGCGTCTGGGCGTCAACGCCGCCCCTTTGAAGCTTCTTCAAAAGCTCTTCACACTGAGCGGTAACGGACGCCAACTCGGAACTTTCGAACAGGGGCATGGCATTGCGCATGATCATGTTCCTTCCAGGAGGGACAGCTGAGATTGTTTAGCTGCGTCCGCTGTGGCCTTTTTAGCCAGTCGGCGGCGCTCGGCCTCGCCTGGTGTGGCAAGGTCCATATCAGGGAGGCGCGTGTAACGATCCTGCATGCCGGGCGGCAGATGCCACACGGTCGATCGAGGCCGAACCACTTCCGAGGGGAAATGATCCTTGATCCAGATGTACCAGGCGTAATCGGTCGCGCTCGATGCTTCCGGGTCCCAGGCGCCCTGGATCAAGGCAACCCGCTCCGAAAACGGGCAGACATAGGCCGGCGCATTCCACCCGAAGAGGCGGTCGTAGCGCGATTGGCTGGTCAGCCAGCCGAGGCGGCAAAAGACGGCCACGCCTTCCGTGGCGATTTCGAGAGCCCGCAGAACGAAGTTCACAGCCTGCTCGAAGGGCGGGTTGATGAAGATCCAGTCCGGCAGCTCATGACCGTCCTCGAGGAGACGTTGTGGCGTCTCCTCGAGGAAGTCGCGGATCTCCGGATTGATCCCCCAATCGGCAACGTCGGCGACGTCCACGGCCGCGAAGGTTTCGCGCAGCGGCACGGCCATGTGACCGCCGCCGGCGCAAGGGTCGCGCACGCGCTTTGAACGCAGATCGAACCAGAGCCCGCCCTGCAGAACTTCCTTGATGACGGCGCGGGTCGCCCAGGGCGGCGTCGGAAAATATTCCAGCGATCCCTTTTCGAGGAAGCGGGACTCCATGACGTTCTTCATCGGCTGCCCGCCCGGATCTGCTCGCCGAAACGGTTCATGACCGCCTGCCAGCCCTTGGCCGTGACCGCCTGAAGCATGGCGGTGCCAGTGAGACGCAAGACTTCATCGTCAAAGCCCTTGCGGACGACGAGGCCGGCGCCGGGCGTTAGGATCTTCCACTGCGCCCAGGCGACCTTGGCGCCGTCCTGCGACAGCCAGTCGTAGCCGTTGGTATTGCCATAGGGGACGCCGGCTTCGCGGTTGATCCAGCCTTTGAGCGCCTCAATCGCGCGGTTGGCATCGTCGGGGTAGACAAGGAAGCGCGTGTGATCGAGACCGGTCTGACGCTTGACGAATGCGATCAGGGCCTTGTCGTCGCGGTCGCGGACGATGCCGAGGTTCCAGCCGGCTATCCAGAGCGCCTGCAGCTTCTTGGCATATTTGCCCGTCAGCTTCTGCCGGCCGTCAGCGCGGCGAGCCGTTGGCGCCGGCGCGAAACCTTCATTGCGGAAGACCGCGAGGACATGCTGCCGCTCGGCCTCGGTCATCTCCTTTGCGGAAGACTTGCCCGTAATCCGGGCAAGCTTGGCGCGATAGGTATCTTCATCGAGGCCGAGCTGCTTCTTGGCGACGTGGATTGCGGCGATGGAGGTAGTCATGCGATGACGCCCGTTACCAACTCTCGGATGAAAGTCTTATGATGCGATACATGAAATGGGCCGGTATCGGCGCGGCGCTTGGCGCGCTGGTCGGAATTGCTATTTTTCCGGTCTGGCAGGCATGGGTGAACCAATTTCAGACATTGATTACTGGCATCGCGGCGGTGCTGGCCGCCACGATTACAATTCGCACGATGGAAAGGACGGATCGCGAAAGCGAGAGACGACATCGCGAACTGGTGAGCATCCAAACCCGGCCCGACAGGTTGAAGGTCAGCCGCGCCCTTTTCCCTCAAATCCAGGACTTGAGAGATATCCACTTTGAACTCAGCGATCTCTACGATGGCAAAATTGAGCCTCCGCCGGGGGATGATACGCGGGAGTGGTCGTGGGTCACAGAAGTGAGCAGGCGTTACCTTCCCCGTTTTGACGAGATAGATCGCGTCTTGTCGCGTCATCAGTTTCAACAAGGTATTGTCTTGTTCGACGGCCCGACGACCCGATATCTCGATGAACTGATGGAACAAAACCAAGTCGTTCGGTATACGCTCCACCGCCACTTGGAGATCGTCGACGCCTTCGATCCCACTAGCAACGACCACTACCACTACCATGATGGGTTCGCGGATGTCTTTGAGACCGCCTTTGTTGCCATCATGCTCACGGTGCAGCTGCTTAAGCGCCTCATTGCGAGCTTGGAATTCACCGACCGGTCCTACGCGGTCCAGGGGAACTGAGGTCTTGCTCATGACGCCACCCTCGCCGTCCCGCGAGCAACCACCCGCAGCATCATGATCTTGCGGCGAGCCGCCATTTCCCAGTTCCGGAAAAGTCCAGAATAGCCCGCGGTGCAGGTGGCGCCGACGCCGGACAGGTACACGTGGTATCCGCCCGAACGGAAAGAGAAGCTCGCGCCGAACTCACGGGTGAGTTCCATCTTGACGCGCTTTTCGGCGGCCTGGACGCTGATGTCACCAGCGTCCTCGATCGACGGAATGGAGGCGATCTTGCCGCGAACGATCGCAATCATCCGCTCAACATTGGCGATCTTGTCGATGGTGGTCACGGAAGCGCTCATGACAGATGTTTCTCCAAGCCTTCGGCGAAGCGCGTGATGTTGACCTTGGAAAAGACCTCCTCGCCCGAAGGCGAGAAGGAGCGAATGACAAAGAAGACAACGCCGTCGATCGTTTCGACCTTGAAGCCCTCTTGGCGGGCGATATCGGCGATCATTCGCTCGTAATCGTCAGCGGCGTGTGCAAAGCGGCGGCTCATGGTGCTGCCCTCAAACCTTCGCGAGATCGATGGTGATGGCTTGCCAGCCATCGCTGATCGACGCGCGTTTGTAGAAGCGGACATATTCCTTTGAGCCGGTAATCCGCATCGCCTCGCGGATCGCACGCATGGCATCCTGCCAGCGCGGGTCATCGATATCGAGCCGCAGAAGCATGAAGATCTCCGACCGGTTGACCTGCCCTTCTTTCTCTGTCTGGAAGGCCTTGGTAATGACGGCGCGGATCTCCGGCCGACTGTCGGCCGACCACTCCATCAGGCATTCGTCGAGCAGCTTCTTGGCGATCTGCAGTTGGGGCCCGAAGTCGATGAAATCCGCGACCTGCACCTGGACTTTCATGAGGCCGTCGTAGGTCTGATAGGTGCGGTTGCCCTTGGCGCCGCCGATTTTGGCGCCGTATTCCTGGGCGAGTAGAGCGTCCAGGTCGCCGAGATCGGTCATGGTGTGACCACGGAACCGAGCGATTTGTGCAGACAGCCCCTCGGCAAAGCCGCTGATCTTTCGCACAACTTCGTCTTCCAGCTTGTGTTCCGGCTTGACGTTTTCGGCGGGCACCAGGTTGCCCTTGGCATCGGTCATGTAAGGCCGGCCGGTGACCATGGTGATGCCGGCTGCCTCTTCGGCTGCGCTCTGCTGCTCGATAAGAACTGCTTTCATTTACCTGTTCCTCTGTTTGACGGCGGTAGCGCGCAGATTGCGGACAGCCTGCATGAGCTTCCGGTGCGCACTCGGTTCTCCGACCGTATGGGTGACTGTTTCCAGATGGCCGAGCGCGCTCACAACGCGATCGACGGCGGTTCGAAGGGTCTCGGCCGGACGGCGTTTGGCCGGCGGGGCGGAGATCGGGCGATTCACGCGCGGCTGCCCCCGGTCGGCGCATGGCCTCGGAAGGCCACGACATTGGGGCCAACAATCGCTGGGCCGAGTTGGCGACCGCCAGCGAGACGTTCCCGCCGCTCCAACATGCTTTTCTCTTCCTCGACCTCCTCGGCGAGAGAGATTGCCGTGTTGAGACGGCGGACCAGGTTGCCGACGTCTTCGCTGGTAAAGAACTTCCCGCCATGAACATGCGGTTTCAGCTCCTCGCGGATGGCGACCAGGCATTGCGATGTGAGTTCCGAGCAGCTCATGCTTTCCTCCCGAAATCAGGCCGGATGACATTGTCGTCGCGGTTCAAGACGAAGGTGGCGGCAGCCTCGGTGGCGAGCTGCTCAACGACGTCGCGGCCCTGCTTCGCGGCTTCCATCAGCCGGTAAATCTGGACCTCGCTCTCCAGATTGCGCGCGAGCTTGCAAAGCAGAAGCAGCCGCTGTCGGAGGGCAACGATATCGCGATCGTTCGATTGGCCTGCCGGTATTACCCGGTCAAAGTCCTTCACGGCCACCGCCAGTTCAGTGCTGAGGGTGAGGATGGCGCTCATCCCAGATCCTCCACGTCGCGGGCCTTCCAGGCGTCCTGGACGTCCTGGACAGTGACGGGGCGATCCTCGCCAAGCGCGATCATGCTGGCGAGTTTCATGGTCTTATCGATCTGCCCGAGCGCGCCGCCCTTCGTACCGATCCCGGTCAACAAACGAACGGTATCGCGATCAGTGACGCCCCAAGCTTCGATATAGGCGGCAACATCTTCGGCGTACGGCTTCTGGCGCTTCAGGTTCTTACCGACGCGCCGCTTCAACTGCGCATAGGAGCGGCCGTTCGACTGCTTGACGAAGCGGGTATAGACCTCCTCGTTGCCGACGAGGGCGATGCCGCACTCATAGATGTCTGAGAAATGCCGGAGTTGGTTGATCGCGTCGTCGACCAGGTTCTGAGCCTCGTCAATCACGAGCAGCGATCCCCCGCCGATACGTTGCAGCCGCCCACCGATCGCGCGAGTGAGCTTGGCGGGATTGTGCTCGTGAATGTCCAGTTCCGCCGCCAGTTCGACCAGCATGCCGTGGACTGTCTTGGTGTGCGGGCTGACCGTCGCGTGAAAGACATGCGGATTGGTGGCCTTATAATGCCGCACGGTCGCTGTCTTGCCGTTGCCCGCGCAGGCCGTGATCATTACGAGATCGGCCGTCATCTGCGCCCAGCGAAGGGTTTCGATGATCTCCCTGGACATCCGCGTTTTGACGAAGGCCGGCGAGACGGGGATCGTGGGCATTGCGGCCGCTTCCAGCAGCGCGTCGATCCACTGCCGCATCTGCCGGGTCATGTTCTCCAGACGGCCGGAATAGCTGCCGGAGAACCACTGGCTGAAGGTGCTTTCCTTCATGCCGCTGCGGCGCGCGACTTCCGCCTTGCTCCATGAATTGGAGATGGCGATTTCGGCCGTTTGCTCACGAACCTTCCGCCATTCGTCGATTTCGTCACTGTGCTTGGCAACGAAGTTCGCTTCCGGTTCCGGTTGCTCCCAGCCCGTAAAACGACTTGTGTCGATGTGCTTATTCATACTAAGGTTCCTTCGCATTGCCCCTTGGGGGGCCGATTGTTGGGCGGGGGTGACCTCGCCCTATTTTTTTGTGGGAACCGGACTCACTACATTTCGGCTCTGCTTATGACGGTCCGACGCACTACTCTCTGGACCGATCCCCTCTCGGGAATTCCAGGATCGCGCCCTCACCCGAAACGCGGGACAAAGCGCGGGAAAATCTTTCTTCAAACGTGTTCTCTTCAGCAGCCGGCGCCGGCTTCAAAGCGAGATTGCCGGTCACCAGGCGCGTAACCTTCGGGCGCACCGGCTCCGGCGCAGGCTGGCTTGCCGCTTCGCCCTTGGCGAGAATTTCGGCGAGTTGGGCTGCAGTAAGCGCGGCAAGTGCCGACTTCTCGGCGGCGATGGCCTTCTGATAGTCGCGGCGCTTGCGGGCATGCTGGCGGGCCGCTTCCTGATCGTCGAAACCGGCGTCGGCGATGCAGGGCGCTTCGCAGATCAGGACGTTTTTCAGGTCGTAGACGCGGATAGAGCCGTGCAGATTGTCTGGGTCGAAACGGATTGTGACCTTCTGCCCGGCATATTGGTTCAGCTCCCGGCTCCAGTAGCGGTTGCCGTGGTAATGGATTTCGCCACTGCCCTTTTGAGCGCGGATCGCCTCGGAGGCGAGAAGCCAGAGCGAGCGTTGCGCGGCAGTCGGCCAGCGGACGATCGTGCCGGGATGGGCAAGGCTTTCCTCGAAGGTCGCGTCGAAGCTACGGCCCTTGCAGGTCTGAGCTTTGCGGCCAACCCGTGAGTTATGCTCCGCCACTTCCCGCGCCACATGCTCGCGCAAGGCGTCCAGGGGCACTGCCCGCGATCCATAATTCTCCGGCTTGGCCGCAGGCGTATTGCCCGTATAGGCACCGGCGCAAAACGGATGCTTCGAAATGTTCTCCGCCAGATCGCCCCAGGCGCGCTCGATCGGCTTCGACTGGCCGGAGTAAGGATTGGTCCAACGAGGCTCAATGCCAAGGGTGACGAGCAGGCCTTCCGGATCTTCTTGCCTAACCTTGAACCGGTATCGGGTGGCAGCACCGCCAGAGATCCACTTCGATGCAAAAGAGCGGCCGTTGTCGAGATAGATGCGATCGGGAATGCCGTAGCGCTCGACCATGTCGCCGATGACGAGGCGCACCGTTTCCTTGTTTTCGCTATCGGAAATGCGCCATGCGAGCACCTTGCCCGAATAGAGATCCTGGATGCCGAGCAAGAAGACGCGAACCGGCTGCTCTGACCATGGCACACGCACGAAGATATCGAGCTTGTGACCGTCCATGTTGACCATCTGCATGGCGTGAAGATGTGACCGGGTACGCCGTTGGGCCGGATAGAGAGCCTTCGCCTTTTCCTTGCCCTTCCGGGCCAACCTCTGGACCGCCCCCGAAACCTCGGCTTCAAGCCTTCGGCGAAGCGAGCGCTCATGCGGGATCGGGCTCCAGTCCTTCTTTTTGGCAGCAACGAGAAGGCGGCGGTAGCAAGCGGAGAACTTCGGAGCTTCCGCCCGCAAATAGTCCGACTTGATGAATTCCCAAGCGTCTGGATGGCATTCCGAGCGGGCGCGCTCGCTCTTGTAGCTGGGCGCGAGAGCGGCAAGCCAGTCCTGCCGGTCAACACCGCTGACCATCTCCCGCCACTGATAAAGCGTCGACTTCTCGACGCCGCCCCTGCGGCAGGCCATCATGACCGCTGCCTTGGCGGAAAGCCCGCCTCGCTCCAGCTCATCGGCCGTTTGAATGACCTTCAAGCGCTGTTCACAGATGCCTTTATGCTCGCTCGAAAGAGCCTCGTACCGCTGCCACAAGGCGCGTCTCTGCTCGGCCTTCGCGTCCCTGTCGTCGTTCGCCGGCGCCGAGTGGATGACCAGCAGTCGGGTTTGCGCGGCCTGCGGCAGCAGGGAATAATGATACTCCCATACCGGCTTGGTCTTGCCCGACGTCTGGCGGGCCTTGCCGCTGTCACCGCGCCAATTGTCACTGGCGAAGCGGTTCAGCTTCGAAGGATCGCGCGGCAACTCCGGCAGGTTCGCCGCGATCAGCTCAGCGATGGTGAAGAACTGCTTCACGACCGCGCCCTCCTTTTGATGACGATCGGTGTCGAGCGAAGCGCCTTCAATTCTAGCGCGAGGGCGCGTTGCTCCTGCTGCAGCCGCGCGATCTCGGCGAGGCGCGCTTCGTCGCCTTCAAGCATCGTGAGGCCGTCTTCGGAGACGATCATATCCCAAAGCCAGAGCGCCCCCGTTGCCCGGATGAAGGCCTTGAAGCGAACGACGCTGATATCATGGGTGTTCTTGCTCTCTGCCGTGTAGGCGTCGAGCGTGGTCTTGGAGAGGTTCGGCAGGCCGAGATATTGCGCCATTCGGGCGGCGATGACTTCGCGGCTATGCGGGCATTCGCGGATGGCCCGTGCCATCGCACGCTTCAGCTTCGCGCGGAACCGCTCGATATCGATGCTGGCGGCGGCATGGCGAACCGGAAATAGGGGTTCTAGGAAGAAGTCGAGTTGGGCGGGATGCTTAGTCACTGTCGGCCTCGCTGTGGATTGCGGCCATCAGCGGATCGCCGGCTTCGCCAAGACCGATGTGTTCCAGGAACTCGTTGCGGGTCTTTTCGCTGGCTTCTTCCCATGCCGTCACGAGGCGCGAGAGCAAGACGCCCTGCTCTACCTGCTTGCTCGACAGCGCCGGCGCGGGGTCGACGAGTGCAAGCGCCTTCTTCAGGTCTGGCTCCGTCCGGAATGCGACCGCCGCTTGGCGCTGCTTCAGCGGCTCCATCTTGGCGATCTTGAGGAGCGCCGACTGGTTGTCCGCGATGGGCGTACCGCGCACGGCCGATCGAACTTCGGGGTGAAGATTCTGGGCGATACGATCAAGGCGCTCGACAGCGCTTTTCGATATGCCCATGCGGCTGGCGACATGCTGGGAGAACCCACCAGCCTCTGCTTCCGCCGCCAACAATTCCGTCAAGTTGACGCGATTTCCGGGGCGACCGGCTTCGATCTTGCCGTACTTTTGCTCCCAAATGTCGCGGTAGCTTTTGACGAAGATGGCCCGATCGATCACCGACAGATCGTTACGGAAGAGATTTTCTGTGATCTCGATGAGCTGAGCCTCGGCCTTGTCGCCCTCCACGACCATGGCCTCAATGTCGGGTTCATCGTTGATCTCAACCGCCCGAAGGCGGTGAGCGCCAGCCACAAGCGTCCAGTTCCCGCCTTTTGCAGCCGGGGTTGACCTGACGGTGATCGGGTTAATGAGGCCATGCTCGACGATGCTTTGTGCAATCGCGAGCGCGTGCTCTTCCTCGACCGCCCGGAGGCGCTCTGGAACAACGATTTCGGATATGAGGATGCGTTTGAACTCGGCCATTATGCGGCGTCTTCTTCTGCTGTGGTCTGAAGGGAGATGAACGTGCGGGCTCGCTGCGCCATCGTTTGGTAGTGGGCCCGGAACCGGGGGCTCTCCAGCCGGCCATTGACTGTCCGGAGAGCGCGATTGATGGCCTCGCGTGACCGGTCTTCGACCTCGACGACACGGCGTTTCGGCCACTTAAGCTCGACGATCATGAGATGCATCACGATCTGGCGGGCCAGAGCCGCATCGAACCATTCATGCGGAGGTTCGACGATCTCGTGAACCGCGAGATGCGGGAATCCTTCGCGGACCGCAGCGAAGCAGGCATGCAAGTGCGCTTGGTAGAGCGCGTTCTGATCAAAGGCATTGAAGATCATCGAGCCACCTGCACGAGGAACGCAGCGACGGCTGCGACGAGGCCAGAGGCGACGACGCTGAAGATCATGAAAAGATTTGCCAGTTCACAGACGCGAGAATGGGAGGGAATAAAGGGGTTGCGCATGTCTACGCCGCCGCGTCGTTTTGGCGTTGCCGCATGGTCGGCGGACGCTCATAGTTAGCGGGCGGTTGAGGAGATTTACGCAGACCGGAGGCGTGGTAACGCGTCCGCCACAACAGATGTGGCCTTGTGCCGAGAGCTGCGGCGATCGCCCTCTCCCCTGCCTTGTTCGGCTCCCGGAGTGTCGTTCCGGCGGTACCGCGAGGCAGCTTATACTCCTCGTCGATCTGGGTGAGGGTTATGCCGGCGATCAGGAGCTTAGCCTTGATCGCCGCCATTTCCTGAATTCTGTCGACGGGGCTGCGGGTCTTCTTGTCCGCCTTTTGGGGCCGGTGCATAGTGGATCCTCGTTGTGATGAGGGAGACCCTGGCCGGCCTCCCTTTTCATTGGTGATTTGGTCCGTATTCATGGAGAAGAATACGCGATTGCGCATTTTAGTCAACCATTGCGCAGTCTAAGAATGAGCAATCGCGTATCGTATTGTGGATGACATTTTCCGATCGGTTGAAGGAACTGCAGGGCACCCTGCGGGACTCTGATTTTTCTAGAAAAACCGGCGTCAGCGTCCAAACGCTGAAGCGCTATGAAGACGGGTCGTCGCCGAGCATCGATATCGCGCGAAAGATCGCCGATGCATGCAATGTGTCCCTCGACTGGCTCGCGGATAGGTCGGAACTACGCAATAGTTCAGTTTCCTTGCAAGCGAAGGCGGAGGGTGACTTCGTCAATCTCCCCCGATTCGATGCCCGAGCGTCGGCGGGCCAAGGGCTGGTTGCGATCAATCAGATGCCGGTCGGCGAGGTCGCTTTCGCGCGGGACTTCCTCCGCAATCTCGGAGCAAACCCGGATTATTGCTACATCCTCGAAGCACGTGGCGACTCGATGTGGCCAACCATACCGGATGGAGCGCTTCTTATCGCCGACGCCTCAAAGACGGACGTAGACGATGGCCGCATCTACCATTTCAACGTGATGGATCGCGTCCTCGTGAAGCGCGCTCGCTGGTCGATGGATGGAAAGCTCCATCTTACGTCGGACAATATGGCGGCGGGTTTTCCTCCTGAGATCATCACTGCCGATCGCATCGACGAATTGAAGGTCGGCGGACGAATAATGTTCACCGGCCACGCGCCGATGCCAGTACGATAGGGATCATGACATGGTTGATTTTAATCGCGATCCGATACGGCCGGATCGCTGGGAAGGAACCCCGGAGACTCTTTACCATTACTGCTCGTCCTCGACGTTTCAGCTCATCATATCGAACCGTAAGGTGAGGCTTTCAGATCTGACGCAAAGCAATGATAGCGCAGAAGGTGAATGGTATTGGGAGATCTTAAAAGGTCTCTATGACGGGGAGGAGTTGCCTGCTTGGATCGCCACCGCCCGCTCGCATCACGCAGCCCGCAATTTCCGGTTTGCAACGTTGGGGCTATGCCTATCGGAGGAACATGACCTCTTGAGTCAATGGCGCGGCTACGCCGACAATGGGAGCGGGTTCTGCATTGAATTCAACCCTACAGAATTGATAGGAGGGGCACCGAACGGTCCAGCTATTCACAAAGCGATCTACTCACCGGACGAGCAACATGAAGTTGTCCAGTGGGTTCGGCAGAAGCAGCAATATCGTAAACCTACTGACAACATACTGGAGAATAGCGCCTTTTTTCAATTCGTGTTCAAAAATCACGGATTTCAGGAAGAGAAGGAGTGGCGCCTGATTTCAATCGAGGATCGTTGCGATTGTGACTATGGTGCTCGCGGCAACCGGATAGTACCTTATCGCGATATGGACATCACCCCAAACGCTATCAGGAGTGTCCGGCTTGGTCCGCGTCACAGCACTCCCCGTCCTGTGATCGAGAGGATGCTAGATAGATATGGCTTTACAGACGTCGAGGTAAACTCTGCCACCGCGACCTACCGGTAATCAGAGGCTATCCACAAGTTGTCCACAGGCGCCAAGCACGTTGATTCGCCCGTTCGCGAAGGCACGGCGGCCCGTCTGTCCACCCCTGCAATTTGCCGTCAACAGAATCCCGATTGACTCAATCCAAAATTGGAACAAAATAAGAACATTGATTGAGCACGAAAGGAGTTGCCAATGTCACTTTCCGAGAAATTCATTGTCCTGCCATTCAAGAGAGTACGAGGAAACCTGGCGCCCGGCGAAATGCGCCAGGCTTCTAACTCCGCCTCTGCTGAGCGGATCGCGACTGCCATGGCCGACCGCTTCGTCGGCGTTGCCGCCTATGCTGTGATGGTAGACATGGAGACCGGCGACATGAGCAATCCGCGCGTCCTCTGCCATTTCGGCGAGACTGCCGATATCGCCGCCTGACGGTGATGGCAGCGTCCGTTGCGGTCAGCCAATCCACCTCGCCGATCGCAACGGCTCCAGCAAAACGCGGCCAAAATCTCTTGAACGCCGCGGCTGCAATCAAGACATTGAAATCACTACAAAAACGAACAAATGTCGGGATTTTGGCGATAAGGCCAATATCTATTTTGATTTTCCAGCCAAACTACCGGCTTTCCCGCGCCGCCGACGCCGAGCGCCTGCAGATGCAGGTATAACAATTTCAATAGTTTGAAGACGCCTCAAAGGCCGCTCCGGGCTTTTTCAAAGACCGCGCAAAGAAGCGGCCACGAAATGCTATGGTTCTCCGTCACCGCGCGATTCTTGCCGCGCCTGGTGTCAAATTCCCGAGGCCCGCAATCCCGGCTGAAATATCGAAAACCCTTGTATTGCGGGGCTTTCCCGCTCCATCCCACCAAATCCCGGATATTCCCGTTAATTCCAAGATCAAGTGTCAGACAACAGCCGGACGCGAAAAAACGGAATTTTGACACCAGGTGCCGGAATTCTTGAAAACCTTTCAAAGCTTCCTCAAAGCCGGCTCGGCGCATCCTCGACCCTCTATCCAACCAGTGAAGTTGGGGATTAATCCCGAATAAGCGCGCAAATAAGAGACCGGCTTGCGTGGACACCACTAAATGTCGAGATTGTGTTTCGACGGTGGAGGCGATCATCACGAAAAGCGGTCTCCCTTGACGCCTCCCCCAGCAAAAGTCCGCCAATTCGGCAATCAAAACTATCACAGAGAGTTCACGATGACATTGATCGCAAGTTTCATGTGGAAAGGGTTTTACTTTGCGTTCGGCGACACCTTGATTACGACCCCGACAAGAATCCACGAAGATATCCCGATACCAACCCAGAACCTCCCTAATGAGACAGAACAAATTGAAGGCAGCGGAATCCGAGTTGCAGGCCTGACAAGGAAAATTTTCACGATCGGCCCTCATCTTGTGTTCGGATGGAGCGGGCCGATGGCAAACTTTGAAAATGGGCTTCGACATCTATACTCAGCCCCACTTGATGAACCTTTATCGCTGCAGGTTTTGCAAGCTATCTTGAACGAATCGGGACTTCCGAAAGATCGGGCGTCAGCTTGGTTCATCGACGCATTCACGCGTGATAGAGGGATGGTGGGATTCAGCCACAACATGCGGAAAATTGCCCGGGAGAAGGACGGTGCAATTTCTGTTGCTGGTTCGGGAGCGGAGTCGTTCCTAGAGAGACTAGAAATAGACAGTGCCGACAACAGAGACGGGGTATCCTTTTTCAACCACACACTGGCCGCTCAAGCTCGTTATCTGATCGAACAACATCGCCAGGGCCGTCATCTCGACCAAGGATTTGGAGGCGCATTCGAATTCATTTCAACTGAAAATGGCTCTTTTGTCAGTTTTGATCGAGTGATGATCGTCTTTCGTGATTATTGGGACGTCGAGGAGCAAAACGACGTCCGCAAGGATGCGCAAAACGTTTCCCGTGTCGGCAATACTTTCAGCAAAATTGATGCTGTCTACTATACAACCCATTTTGATCATGCACTGATAGTGGGTCGGTGGTTTCCCGGTTCACACAAGATGTTTGGGGCAGTTCCCCCGTTTTCCGAGGGACAAGCGCTGGCTGGCACCCCGCGGTTTGGGGTAGATCATGTATTTGAGGTGATGTCGCACCATAGCGGCCGGCGGTCCACGGTGTTTGATCGAGTGCCGGACGAATACGATTTCGAGGTGATCGGGGAAGACACTCGACTGACCCTCCCAATGACGCTCCCTGTGGACTTGGAGATCGCACTTCGCAAAGAACTGACCTGA